CAGGTTTTGCCGGATCAATGCCCTGCGGCGTAAGTCGTACAGGCAGAACTCAAGATACTCAGGTGACAGCTTATCGCAGTTGTCCTGATCGAAGTGTGCTATGTCGGTGTCGCTGATATAGACAATGTTAGGCTTCAAGTTTGTTGCCTTCTGATACACAGCAACTTGACACAAGTGATTATAGTCAGGCTCTTTAGGTAGAGCTGGTTTAGACCAACCACGAGTGCCGTCTTTCTTTATCTGACCTTTGCGTGGTGCTTTAGTCTTCATCTCATACAGATTGCCGTCAGACACCAAGTCGATGTAACCTGTCAGCGGTATAGATACGTCAGGCAATTCCAGATGTATCTTCTGCTCATCACCTACATCAGTCAGGTCTTTGAAATGCTCACAGCCTAACTCAACAGCGGCTGGTATCCGGCTACGATACTCGACACGTTTCTCAGCGTCCTCATCAGCCGGATGGAAGTCAAAGTCTAGCAGTGCCTGATCAATAGCCTGTTCTACATCAACGTCACCGACAAGGTTGGCCTGTATGCCGTTATGCACAGCAGTGCCATAGGCCGCGTTCTCACCAACGGTGATAGACCTGCGTTGATCCTTGCTCAGATAGACGTACTCAAACAACCAATTAGGCGTAGGCCGGAGTAGCTGTGATGGGCTGAAATGATCCAGCCCTATCTTTAAAAAGTTTTCTTCACTCATCGCTCAACTGCCTCTAGTATTTCAATGTCACCTAGTGAGTAACCACCAGCATAAAGGTTCTTCTGCCGCGCCCTAACACGTTCTTCTGCAAGTGCCATTGCTTCCTCTTTAGTCACCGCTGATACTCGCATTTCCTTGTAGTATTCAACAATCATACAAACTTTGAAGGTGGCACGCATAAATTTTGGTGCATCAGATGTAGTTGTTTTAGGTAAAGCCATTACACACCTCTCTTTGCAAACACTGGCGCAAACTGATCCCAGATCACATAGTCTGGGTCTAGCTTTTCTTGCATACTGTCAATGACATTGCGCTGTTCACGGCCACGCTGAAAGAAACGGCGGCTCTCCGAAAACTCAAAAGTCCAGTCATGGCTTTTAAGTAACTGCTTATATTGTTCTAGGTTGTTTTCCATACCTATCTCCCTGTTGTTATAAATCTGTTTTAACTTATTGTAGTTGACCTTGCAACAAAAAAATTATATTAGATTTATATTGTTTATTTATAACGTCAGGATAATAAAATGAAATTGGCAGAATGGCTCGTAACAAAGGGTATCCGGCAGGCTGATCTGTCACGGATGCTAGATGTGACGCAACCGACAGTGCATAACTGGGTTAATCGGAAGTCACCACCATCAGCAAAACAGATGATGAAGCTGTATCAGATGTCCAAGGGCAAGGTTGGTCTAAAGGACTGGTGCGAAGAATTTGAGGTGCAGTGATGCTATTACATCAGTTCTTTGGCACAGGCGAATATGACAACAGAGTGGCTTTTGTTTTCAAGGAAAGCGATGATCTCACCGTCATGTTTGTTAGGGATCAGGCTATTTTAAAAGAGGTTTGGGTGTCGCGCTATTCAGAACAGGCCGCTGAAGATATGGCTGAGAACTGGGTACTAGGCGGTACGTTAGGGGAATCGGATGACGAACGGACGTAGAAAAGGCCATAATTTTGAGCGTGAGTTGGCTCGGATGATTAAGGATCATCTGGGCGTTGATACCAAGCGTGACCTAGAGCAATACAGAGCGAGTGACCACGGTGACTTGATCGGACTTGACGGCTGGACAATCGAGGCAAAGCGATATGCTCATAATGCTGGCGGTAACTACAAGCCGGAGTGGTGGGCGCAGGTAACGGCGGCTAGTAATGCCGCTGGCACTGAGCCAGTGTTGATATACAAGTACGATAGGCAACCGATAAAGTGTGTTGTCCGGCTATCAAGCATTAACGCTGACTTTGCTGGCAAAGACAATACCGCAACGATCAGCTTCGACACTTGGTGCATGTTGGTTAGAGAGGGTTGGGCTGATGAAGGGTGATATGGTTAATCAACCGCCGCACTATGTGAAGGGTTCAATTGAAACGATTGACTACATGGTTGACGTGCTTGGTGTTGACGGTGCGATACAATACTGCCACGGAAACGTAATCAAATACACTGGCCAGCGGTTGTTTGCCAAGGGCAATCCGGTGCAGGACGCTAAGAAGGCGGTCTGGTATTTAAACAAGATGATTGAGTTAATGGAGATGTCTGAAAGTGAATAGGCCGATGTACGAAACGCAGGATGACTTGGACGGCGAGATCGCAATGATGAAGCGGTTATGCTCTAAGAAGGGTCATCACTTTCGTAAGTTACCGATATCGTACAGGCTAGATTTTGTGGTGCATGAGGCTGGCAGTAACAAGCCATTGTGTTTTGTTGAGTGCCGGAAGCGTAGCACGACAATAAACAAGTACCCAACGTACATGATCAGCTTGAACAAAGTGCTGTTCGCCAAAAAACTTGCAACGGCCTGTATGGTGAAGGCGTATTTACTTGTTGAGTTTACAGACGGTCTGGGTATTCTGGACTTTAACGAGCCGTTCGATGTACGCGTTGGCGGCCATAACAATAGGGGTGATTGGCAGGATATTGAACTGGTCGCCTACTTTGACATAAAAAAAATGAGGAGAGTAACATGAGTGTAAAGGCAATAGGATGGGCGTTTGAGCAGAAGGTGGACGATCCATTGGCGAAGCTGGTACTGTTAGCACTAGCTGATCACTACAACGAATCCACTGGGGATGCGTGGCCGTCAATAGATAGGCTGGTAGCAATCACTGAAGGTAGCCGGAGTACGGTTATCAGAAAGCTCAAGAAACTGGAGCAGGTTGGCTTCATCAGCAGAGAGAAGCGTTACAACAAAACAGATGTCTACCGGATACATTTTACTGGTGTCACACAGACACCTCAAAGCAATTCTAATGGTGTCACTCTGACACCTCAAACAGAATCTACTGGTGTCACACAGACACCTCTAGGGGTGTCACACAGACACACTAACACTTACTTAACCGTTAACAATAATAATATAAGTAAAAAGACAACTAAGCAAAAGGTATCCGAGTGGATGCCAACACCGGATGACATCGCCTATGCCAAAGAGCTTGGGCTAGATGCTGATGAGGTGTTAACAGATATTCGTCTATGGGATGATAAGAACGGCAATAAAGCGTCTTACAGCAATGTCACTGCTTTTTGGCAGTCTTGGTGCAGACGTGACGCTAAAGGCCGTCCTGCGCGCTCTCAGGGCGGTTCTAGCCGTGTTTCTAGTGAGAGAAGCCTGTCACCAGCACAGGAAGGCTACATTGATGGCTTGTCTAGGAAATATTATGCGAAGTATGCACATGAGGGATATGATTTTGAGGACATTAAAGGATATCTGACTGAGTACGTTACTAAGCGTTACGATTTTGAGCAATGGTGTAGCATGGGTCACGGCTTACCACACATGACGGAGTTATGATGACTGACAAGAAATTACCACAGCATTATCAGAAGAAGCGGCTCATCGGTAAGGACAAGAAAACCGAGGATGAGTTTCTCAAGCGGTTGATGGATCGTCCAGCGAAACATGTCGGCAAGGATGTTGACATGCCTAGCTTTAACACGTTCTGGCGATGGTTGCAGAAGGACGCAGACCTTAGAGAGCGTTATAGACAGGTCATGGAAGGCAAGGCGGCTCTCGCCGATGCCAAGATACACGACATACAAGAACAGGTCAGGGATGTTGTCAGGGATGCAAAGGACGGACTGATCACAAAGGACGTGGCTTATGTAGCGATACAAGCGGCAAGGCTAGATATCGACACTGAGAAGTGGCGTGCGGCTAAGTATTATCCGAGAATGTATGGCACAGATCAGAAGGTTGAGGTCGAGCATAAACACAGCTTGGTGGATGATCTCAAGATCGTATCAGAGCGTGTCGCACAGCGTGAAGCTAGGACGATTGAGGGTACTGTGCAGGACGTTGAGGTTGAGGATGATGAGTAGGCTTGCAACCGTTGACTGCCATGCAACTCGTAGCAACTATTTACGGTGGAGTGGAAATGCGCTGAGTGAAAATGTTAAGGAATTCAAAGGGGATAGGGGATTATGGTGCGATAACACACACTGTGTTAGCCCAACCATCTCGCGTGAGAAACCTGAGAATGCCTCGCATTTGCAGATGTCAGAACGGTTCGCAGTGATAGATAGTGATTTGTCGCATAACGTGAAATATGTAAGGCGATATC